TCAGATGATCCACAGGCGGTTGAAATGAAAGAGAATCTAAAAAAATCAGTTGCTCTGATGGGATTCCCACCAGAGACTGATATGAATATATTATTCAGTAGTATGACTAAAACGATTCAATCCCTCAAGCAATACATTGACAGTTGAGGGAATCTCTGTTATACTATCCGAGTAATCCACCGAATCCAATTTATCCGATGGCATCTAAGCTTGAAATGTCAATCTCTGATGTTGAGGCAAAATATCCTCAATTTAAATCAGATAGATTGAAATATGAAAAACGAGTAATCTTAGAGTCTTTGCAGTGGAGAATTGATAATCCCACTGCAAAAAATCTCAGTGTTAGGAAAAAAAGCATTAAGACTTATTTTCCTTATCTTGATGATGAGGCAGTACGAACTGTACAATCTGCATTTCGTGCTAAGTTTTATGATCATAAAGAAGACACCGATTACGCAAAGTATTGGAATGAACCTGCCCTTTCTCAAGTTTTTTCAAGTATTGAAAAAACTTCAACTGCCATTACGAGAGCACTATTTGATGTAGATACACCAGATGGTTTTGTTGCAAGGAAAGGTTTTATTCCTGCAAAAATTAAAAATACTATTGAAATATATTTTGATGGACTGGTTTATAAGGGCAAACTTAAGTCTGAAGACCATTTCTATGTTATAATTGATGCTATCAGGAATTACTGATTACATCTTCCAAAATCCAATCTATCTAAGAAATCTAAAATGAGTTTCGCAAATCTTAAAAAACAATCCAAACTTGGCGCTCTCACCGAAAAACTGGTGAAAGAAGTCGAAAAAATGAATAGTTCAAACAGCGGTTCTAGTGATGAACGCTTCTGGAGTTTAACTTGTGATAAGGCAGGTAATGGTGCCGCAGTCATTCGTTTTCTTCCCGCTCCAGATGGTGAAGATCTACCTTTTGTTAAATTGTATTCTCATGCGTTCCAAGGTCCTAATGGTTGGTATATTGAGAACAGTCTTACTACCATTAATCAAAAGGATCCTCTAGGTGAGTATAATTCTACTCTTTGGAATAATGGAACCGAAGCAGGTAAAGAACAAGCTCGTAAGCAAAAGCGTAAACTTTCCTATATTAGCAACATCTATGTTGTAAAAGATCCTGCAAATCCCGAAAATGAAGGCAAAACCTTCCTTTATAAGTATGGCAAAAAGATTTTTGATAAAATCATGGAGGCAATGCAACCAGAAATGGAAGATGATGAATCCATCGATCCATTTGATTTCTGGAATGGGGCCAACTTTAAACTGATGGCAAAAAATGTCGCAGGTTATCGTAACTATGATTCCTCTAAATTCATGAAGCAAGGTGCTCTTCTTGATGATGACGATGAACTCGAAGCAATCTGGAAGAAACAATATTCTCTTCAGGAATTCATTGCGCCAGATCAATTTAAGTCCTATGATGAACTGAAGAAACGACTTGATTATGTTCTCGGAAAAGGAAATACAAATTCTCGTCGTGTAGATGAAGAAGTAGAAGATGAAGATGATTATCGTGGTTCTGTGAAGGATCTTGATGATGATCTCCGAGGTCAACTAAACAATCTGAAATCAACTAAGTCTTCTTATGATGACTCAGATGAAGATTCTCCTCTCTCATACTTCCAGGCACTAGCGAATGATGACTGATAAAGAGTGAAATCTGATTACTACATTGACCGTGTAAGTAAATCCGAAGCCGCAGAGTTACTTCTGCGGTTTCATTATCTTAAGGACTTTTCAAAGGGATTTCGTTCAGGATATAATTACGGTCTTTATAAGGGTAATGATTTCTGCCCATTGAATATTGGTGGTATTCAGGGAGTATGTGTTTTCACAAATCTCCCTGTTCCTGAAATCGCACAAGGAGCATTTGGACTAGAACGGAATGAGCAAGAAGGATTATTTGAACTTTCACGACTTTGCATCCACCCTGAAACCCAAGGAACCGAGTATAATATCACTTCTTGGTTTGTTTCAAGAGCGATTAGACAGTTACGGAAGGATACTGAAGTTAAAGCAATCATCTCTTACGCTGATAGTGATTTCCATTCTGGTACAATCTATCGGGCTTGTAATTTTAAATACTGTGGTATTACAGACCCAAAAAAAGATTTCTACTATGCAGACGGAACTAAACACTCTAGAGGCAAAGTTAAAGGTGCTGAAGGAGAATGGAAAGAACGATCCCGCAAACACAGATATGTAATGATGTTTGATAAAAATCTAGATTTATTGTGGATTTAGTACTTGTGTATTTTCGGTTTTAATTAGTTTATCATTTACATACTGCGATGATCTATCATAGGTCATCGCTTTTCTTGTATCGGTTAAAACTTGCTGTAGATATCTGGGTTTAAGTACATATATTGATCGTTTTTCATTATTTTTACGAACTTCGTATTCATAGTTTGAGATACCAATAACTGGATTTAATGTTTCCGCTGGACTCCCTGGTTTTGGAATTGTGAAATTAGCATCTACAACTTTACCGGCAGGTAGAATAAGTCTATCAGATGAATCTCTAACTTCTGTTGTCTCATAATGATGAATATCATTTAGTTTCTCTTCATATAAATTTTCTGCAAATTCATAAAGTTTTTGATCTGATAAGGGCCATTGATCTCTCAGACGAGTAATTCCAGAACAGATAATTACAACCCAATCGTATTGAGAACTCCCATAAAGTTCTTCTGCAACTAAATCTGGTCTTGATCCATCTGGAATTTGATACTTATCAAAAATTGTAAAAACATTTTGAAGATCATCACGAAGTTTTACTCTACGAAATAGATTTTTAACCAATAGATATTCATCGGATGATCTTTTATCCGATAAAAATGATGGATACTGTAAATTTGGTAATTCTCTGAAATATGACATGATTAATAACCCGTACCTTCGAACTTGAATTGATTTTCTGTTTCTGGATCGTTGAAATAATCTTCTCTGTATATTGGAGAAAGTTCTTGAAAATTTAGAGTCAATTGCATATGAACAGGAGTGGCATCTGAATATGTCACATATCTTGCAGATCCATTATAATTTACACTCATGCCAGTTAGAGCACATGGTTTAAATCGATGTAAAAATGGATGTGGACTTGAACCGCTCATGTATTCTAATTTAAATACATTAGGTGCAGTCACAAATAATCCACCTCCATCAACAGATGTTGCACCTTTTCTAGGCGTCATATTGACTTTAAAGGTTCTTATAATATCCTTGATTCTGTCTGACTCTGCTTTTGATCTTGGAACCATATCGAAAACAAATGAAAATGCAGGTCTCATTGTGACTCCACCAAACAAAAGTTCTACATTTTGATTAAATGTCTGACCAGTTGCTCTTGATATTAATTGATTTATGTCTCCTTGTCCTGTTGCTGCTGCGATTGCCATACCAGTTGTTCCTGCAGCTAATCCTTTTTGACCTTCACCTGTAGATACAACCCCACCTATGTTTTGAAGTATATTACGAACAGATTCAGATAAAGACCCTGCTAGATTACGATTTAAAATAGCAGCATTTCCAGCAGATGCTAATGTTGCTGTAATTGGATTCATTGTACCAGATGACCAATCTGCAGAATTATTATCTGCAATATTAGACGGCATTGGAAGTATAATGTATGCCAAAGGTTTTGTGATGCTTCCTGCTTGACCCTGTATTCCTGCTTCATCCAGTGCCTGTTCAGATGTTCTCAGAGCAAATCCACCAGTCAATCCTAATCCTGGAGGTTGATATTTTAGTATATGAATCTTAAAGTAATCATCACCAGATTCAATATTTTTAAGTGGGTATCTAAAAGTTGGTGTCTGGGGATTCATTTATTTTTCTAACTATTTATTGTTAGTTCTGAACTATTTTTCGATAGGGTATTCGTCTCAAAGTTGCAAGTTCAGATCCCGTCACTTCATAAATTGGACTCATGAGGCAACTTTCTTCTGGAATTGAATTATATTGACGAATCTTATTCCAATGAAAATTGAATCCATTAAAACCCTTTGGAAGAATAACACCACCTTTAATTAATGGATGACGATCATAACGAATTCGAGGAGTTTTCGCATAATAAACAAAAGTATAATACTTCCCTGGTTGAATAAATTTCCTCTCTGTTCCTTCGGCAAGTCTTAATATTTCATCCATCATTTCTTCTGGTGTTTCATTACCTTTCAGAGACTCTTTATATGCATGAAAACGATTAGAACGATTAATGGTATCTCTAGGATCTTTAGGATTTCGTGGTGGTCTTATTCTACGAGGATCATTTCTTTGATAATCCCGATCATTCTTGATTAGATCAATGAGTTTTTCTTTGGTAAGTTTTGAATAACCTCCCATTCTTCCAATACCCGTTGCAGATTGATAATAAATTTTATATCTATCTGCAATTGCAACTAATTCGTTTTTAGAATACTCTTCAAGAGATCTTTCGTATCCTGTGATAATCATCTTCTTATATTAAGATCGTCTTCGGTTAAAATTTTGAACTCATATCCTCTGTCCTCACACCATTCTCTTGCAACTTCCCACTTACTTTGATTTTTCGCATATTCCATTGCCTCAAAAATATAACCCTTGGTTTTTCTTTTTGGTACTGGTGGTGGAGTTGTTTGTTTTTTGGGTTTAATTTCTACAAGATATTTTTTGATTGATCCATCTGCCAATCTTTCTTTTACAAAAAAATCAGGATAATATTTGTGTATCTTTCTATCCAGAGGAGATCGATATGGCAATCCGATTTCCTCTGAAGACCACTCTAAAATGTTTTCATCGGTATCACATTTGACCATATATTTTCTTTCCCATAGTGATCTGTAAATCACATTGAGAGGATTTCCATTGTATTTTTCTGGATTCTTGAGTTTGTATTTTCCTTTATATGACATCTAAATAGTAATACAATAAAACTCATAATAGGTATTTAGGAGTGGTAAAACCCCGCAAAATATCGGATATTGCACCACTATTCAGAAATCTTGCACAGACTTCACATTATGAAGTAAAGTTTGGTGGCCTTCCAAATGAACTCACATCATATTTAAATCAAAGAGGCATTTCTTCTCGTTTCACCTCTGAAGATGCTGGTCTTTTATGTTATAATGCCCTTCTCCCAACCACTCAAATTTCCACCATCAATGTTCAGAACTACACTGGGATTACCGAGACATTTGCGAATGCAAGAAATTATCAGGATATAACTCTTGAATTTTATGTGGATAGTAATTATAAGACACTAAAGTTTCTTGAACACTGGATGGAATTTATTGCAAGTGGATCAAATAATCCTATTCAAAGCAAATTAAGTCCAATTTCACAAAATGTCGATACAGGGTACATCATTCGACTTCAATATCCAGAATATTACAAATCAAACAAGACAAGAATTATAAAATTTGATAGAGATTATAAAAAGGAAATTGAATATACATTTATTGGATTATATCCTTATAATATTGCATCAATTCCTGTTGCATATGGACAATCTGATGTTATGAAAATGTCTGTATCATTTAAAATTGATCGTTATGTAATCGGGAAATCATTGAGTCTTGATATTATTCAAAATCAAGATAATAACAAAGAACCGAATCAAAAACAAGAGACTCCTGCACCTCAACCTCAATCTCTTCCAAGATTAGTACCAAGATCACCTGGATCAATTCCATCAAATGGAGTTGAATTATATCCATCAGATAAGACTCTATATGAGAACTTATATGGTGTTAATAAGGGTAATAAATAACCATATGATACTTTATAATTTTTATGCCATTACCTAGTATTCCAGTTCCACATTATACTCTGAAAGTACCTTCAATTCAAAAAGAAATTAAATATAGACCATTTTTGGTGAAGGAAGAAAAGATTTTGATTCTTGCAATGGAAAGTGAGGATATTAAACAAATTTCAGATGCCGTTAAAACCACAATTTCAAACTGCATCTTAACCAAAGGAATTAAGGTTGATCAGTTATCAACATTTGACATTGAATATTTGTTTTTGAATATTCGTGGAAAGTCAGTAGGAGAAAATGTCGATATTTTAATCACATGTCCAGATGATGGTAAAACTCAGGTTCCTGTAAGTATTAATTTGGATGATATTCAAATTCAAATCGATGAAGATCATTCAAGAGATATTAAACTCGGAGATGATCTTGTTCTTCGTATGAAATATCCTTCATTAGATGAATTCATTCGAACTAATTTTGCAAATGCATTTAATGATGAAAATAAATCTTCGAGTGTTGATGATACATTTGAATTAATTGTAACTTGTATTGAACAAGTTTATAATAATGATGAATCTTGGTCTGCATCTGATTGCACAAAGAAAGAACTTATGGAGTTTGTAGAAAAATTAACTCCATTACAATTCAAACAAATTGAAAAGTTCTTTGAAACCATTCCAAAACTTTCTCATATTCTTGAAATTAAGAATCCAAATACGGAAGTTGTAAGTAAGGTGGTTATTGAAGGGTTACCTAGTTTTTTCGGTTGAGTATGTCTCATGAGACATTAGAATCTTATTATAAAACAAACTTTTCGTTACTTCAACATCATAAATATTCATTGACGGAACTGGGAGATATGATTCCCTGGGAAAGAGAAGTTTATATTTCATTACTCAAACAGTACATCGAAGAAGAAACTCTAAAGAATCAAAATGGCTGATGTAGATCCCCAACAAATAGGAACTTCCGGGGTTGACCCTCAAACTGGATCTACTGTAAGAAATGCTCTTTTAAGAACATCGGTGATTAATTCCGATGCATTTAAAAGACAAAAAGATGAAGAAGATGTAAAAAATGCGGATTTAGTTCAAAAGCAACAAACAATATATACCTCAATCAATTCAAGTATTCAATCACTTCGAGATGATATCAGTAGATTAGGTGAAAATATATCTAAAATATCGTTATCGTTTTATCAAGATCAGGTAACAGATCAAAACAAAATTAAAAATGAACAAGAATATGAAAGAAAACTTACTGAGCGTCAGGTAAGAATTGGAAAAGAGAATGTCCTAGAACAAAAAATACAAAATGCCGTCACAGAACCTGTTCAAAAATTAGTTCCAAAAGTACAAGATCTTTTTGGAAGAGTAGGTGCGGCACTTGGTATTCTTTTTGGTGGATGGTTGACAAACCAAACAATTGATGCACTTAGGGCAAATGAAGAAAATAATACCGAAAAATTCAATGATATTAAATATAACATTCTAAAAAATGTTGGACTTGTTGTTGGTGGATTTATTGCCATCAAGACAGGATTTGGTTTAATTACAAGAACAATTTCAAGGATTGCATTTGGACTCACAAGATTATTAATAGAAAAGCCACTTTCTGCTGCTGCATCATTGATTACTTTGCCTTTTAGAGGTGGTAATAGAACACCTCCTGCTGGAGGTGGAGGTGGAGGAACTCGATCTCCTGGTGGTGGTAAATCTGGAATTTTAAATTTATTGGGAAAATTTGCCGTTGGTGTAACTGCGTTTATGAACGCTAAGAATGGTGAATATTTAGATGCTGTACTTGGAGCAATTGCGACACTCGGTGGACCTGGAAAATTCTTTAAAATTATTCGTCTTGCTTATAATGCAGATCAAATTGCAGAAATATTTGGGATGAATATATTTGGAAAAAATCCAAATGATTTAAAAAATGTAGAAGAAGTTAAAAGACTTGCCGAAGAAGAGTCAAAAAAGAATAAAAATGTGCCTCCAACAGCGTCAACTAAACCTGCATCTTCAACTACACCTCCTCCTGCTCCAGAAAAACCATCAACACAAACTCCTCCACCAACTCCTGCCGTTACTACTCCTTCTGAGGATATGGTGAATAAATTTGAAATGGCATGGAAATATAGAAATAGTCCTGTGGCAAGAGGGCAAATTGAAGGTGCCTGGAATGAAATGACTCCAGAACAAAAACAACAGGCAAAAGATTGGGCACAATCAAAAGGATATAATTGGTCTGAGATGAAACTATCAGAACTTCAGACGGCACCACCACCAAAGATGGAATCTGCTGATATTAAACCAGCAGAAATGACTGCTCCACCGAAACCACCAACAAGTGTCAGTGCATTACCAGAACCCAAACCAACACTGACAATGATTAGAACCGCAAATAATCAACAACAAACTTCACCGACACCAAATGGATCACTGACTGATGTACCATTAATTAGTTCATCAAATCCTGATAATTTCTATGTTCTTTATTCTCAATTAAGTTATAATGTGGTAACATAATATGGCATTTCTTTCCGATTCACTTAGATCATCAAATTTAAATCTAATAGGAATATCAAATTCATTATTATCTTCTCGAAAAACCATTTCGACTGCAAATTCTACTGTTGAGCGTTTATCTAGAAATATACAATCAAATACAAGAATTAAAAAAGAACTTATTGATAGATCTTCAATTATTAGATCCAGAAGAGATGAGGCATCAAGAAGACAAGAATTAGAAGATCAGTTGGAATCATCAAAAGTATCGACAGATACTAGGAGTGGACTTTCGTTTGCATCTAAAAGTGAACTAAATCCATTTGGTCGATTATTGGGATTTCTTGGATTTATAACTGCAGGATGGATTATGGATAATCTTCCAACCTGGATTTTTATGGGAACTGAATTTATAGATCGTGCCAGAAGACTCGGAAGTTATTTACCGAACATGCTTTCAAATTTGATTAGTATTTCTCAGTCATTTACATCGGTTCTTAGTAATTCATTGACTTCTATTTTGAGATTGGATTTTGATGAATTCAGCGAAGGTAGTGTTGCAAAATCATTTGAAGGACTTCAACTTTCAATTGAAAATCTTGGAACTAATATTACAGATACTTTTAAATTATTCACAACTCCTCTTACCCAATCATTGGAAACTGGAGAACAAGCGCCAGATCTAGGTGAAATGCGAGAGGATACTACACAACCTCAATATCCTACATCAACTCAGGAAATGAGAACAGTAACTGGAATTCATAAACAAGCACTTGATATTATTGCTGGACCTGAAAGCGGTGGTGATTATAATGCAATGAATCAAGGAACCGATTCTCAAGGTAGAATTATTGGATCGACTACAGGGGGAAAAACTTCAAAAGATATTATTGGCAAATATTTAACTGATATGACAATTGGTGAAATAATAGATCGTCAAAATGAAAGAAAATATCCCAGAAATGCAAAACCTGATTTGGGAATTCATGCTGCAGGAAGATATCAAATAATTGGTATGACTTTACCAACAGCAATGAAAAATGCTGGTCTAAAACCATCGGATAAATTTAGTCCAGAAAATCAAGATAAATTAGGACTTGCGGTATTAAAATCCCAAGGAATAGGCGCTTGGACTGCTGGTGGATCAAGATATACTGCAAAAGAAACTGCAATTATTAAACAAGCACAAAGAACACCTGTTACTTATACTTCATCTACTTCACAATCAGTACCACCTGCAATACAACCATCTTCACCTGCACAAGTACAATCAGCACCAATGGTTGTAACATCTGGATTTGGTTGGAGATGGGGTAGACAACATAACGGTGTTGATTTAGCACCAAAAACTGGAAAAGTTGAAGGAACTCCAGTAATTATTAAAAAAGGTGGAACAGTTGTATATGCAAACATAGGTGGTCGCAACATGGGACAAGTTTTGATTACTCATGATGATGGAACTCAAAGTAGATATCTTCATGTTAATAATTTTAGAGTTAAAGCAGGGCAAAAGGTCAACGCTGGACAAACAATTGCTTATCTTGCTGCAATGGGTACTTCAGGAATTGGAAATGCAACGGCACCACATTTACATTTTGAATACTATCCATCAACTAGTGCTCCACCAACAGATCCTGCAGGAGTATATCAAAATTATGTTTCTTTAGGTGGAAAAGTAATTAATTCTCCACCTAAACCTTTAGATCCTAATCAACAACCTAGAACTCCTGAAGTAGCACAAATCTCACCACAACCAAGATCTCAACAACTTGCACAAATCACACCAGAAAGAAGAGGATCTCAAGTTACAATCATTGATGATTCTCAACCAGTACAACAACCTCAAGTACCTTATGTTTCACAGCAACCCACAGTGACTCCAACAGTTCATGAGTCAAAACTGTTAAATAACTTTATCAAGAACAAACTTCTTCTCGATCTGGCTTATCTATAATGTCCATTAAAAAGTCCATATATGAGGAACTCATATTAGAATCCAATGATCGAGAAAGATCTATTGATCTTATCACTGGTGTAATTGCATTTGAATATTTTGAGGACATTTTCTCTCCCACGATCACGGCAAAAGCAAAGGTCGTGAATAACGGAAATGTCATTGCACCAAAAAATAATCCAGATGGAGATAAACAATCAATTTATAATGGTTTACCACTTAGAGGTGGTGAGAGATTATCATTAAAAATCGCAGGAAATTCATCAACAAATCCAGGACTCAATTTTTCAAAGAGTTCCGATGATTATTTTTATGTTTCGAGTATTACAGATGTAATTTCCGAAACAAATCGAGAGTCTTTTACTCTTCATTTTGTTTCAAGAGAAGCAATCACAAACGAAACAACCAGAATATCTAATAAATTTCCAACATCACTTAAGATTAGTGATTCTGTAGAAAAAATACTCAAAGATAATTTAAAAACATCTAAGATTGGAACAATTGACAAATCCTCAAACAAATATGGATTTATTGGAAATCTTAGAAAACCATTTACAGTTCTAATTTGGTTGGCATCAAAGGCAGTCCCAGAAAGTTCTGGTAGCGCAACCGCAGGATTTTTATTTTATCAAACACAAGATGGATTTCAGTTCAGATCACTTGATGAACTGATGCTACAAAAACCCAAGGCGGAGTACATCTATACTGAATCTCAAGAAACATATAATGATGATGATAAAAAAATGAATAATGATTTCCGTATTCTTAATTATTATACAGAAAAAAATCAGAATCTAATTGAAAAACTGAGACTTGGAACTTATGCAAGTCATCGCATGTTTTTCAATCCTTTGAATTTCAACTTCTCAAAACCTGAAGAAGGTGTATTTAAACAATCTGATTATTCATCAAAGGCAAAAAATATGGGAGGGAACCTAGAACTTCCGCCAATTTCAGAAGGATCTGATAAGTCTCTTGGTGATGTCCCGTCAAGAATTATCACGGCAGTTCTGGATATTGGAACCATGGAACAGGATGCATCAAAAGATGTAAATTCAGATCCAAGTCTTCATCAGTCTCAATCCTTGATGAGATACAATACAATGTTTACCCAATCATTAAATGTCGTTGTACCTTCAAATACAAATCTAAAAGCGGGTGATGTAATCGAATGTAAATTCCCAAAGATTTCTCAATCTAATGCAAAAGAATTTGATAGAGAAACAAGTGGTCTATATATGATTAAGGAGTTATGTCATCATTTTGATACCGAAAGATCATATACTTCAATGAAATTGATTCGTGATACTTTTGGAATCAATGTAGAAGAAAGGAAATCATAAATGTTAGATCAATCATTACTACAGAGTCATTTTATTGGTAGAGACGGATTTAGATGGTGGATTGGGCAAATTCCACCACTGTCTTCTATGGGAAAACAAGTTGAAGGAGGTGGATGGGGGAATCGCTTTAAAGTTAGAATTTTAGGTTATCATCCTTATAGTGAAGTAGAACTTCCAAATGAAGATCTTCCTTGGGCACAATGTTTGATTCCAACAACTGCAGGATCTGGTGCCGCAAATGTTGCAACTGGAGTTCAACTACAACAAGGTGATATTGTTCTGGGATTTTTCTTAGATGGAGATAACGCTCAGATTCCCGTAATTCTTGCAACTTTTGGAAGAACAGATCAGGTTCCATCAACATCTTATAAATCACCTTTTGAAGGATTTACTGGATATTCTTCTACTGTCAATAAAAATAATTTATTGAATCCAAAAGATGGTGCTGCATCAGAATCAAATGAAGTCAAAGAAAATTCAAATCGTTCTCCTCAAAGTGTAACTCCTGAACAGGCACAGCAAAATTTAAATGTATCTGAAAATAGTGCAATAGGAGATAAAATCCCTCTTGCAAATACGGTTAAAAATACTCAGATTGATAAAATTAAAAGTATCATTCAAAATTTTCTTAAAAAAATTAAAAGACTACAGGGTGATACTGAAAGAATTAACGCAGAAATTAGAAAAGTTGCAGATAAAATAGTTAGTATTTGCAATGACTTTATTGGTGGAATTTTTAATTTTCTTAAGGAAAAACTTATTATTCTGTTAAAAAAGGGATTAAATTTATTGTATAAACTTGTATATTCCCAGGTACTCGCTGCAACAGGAAATCCAGTAGTGGCACATGAGGCAGGTGTTCTTGCACAAAAAGCAATGGTAATTCCTGTAAAATTATTAGAAGATGCATTTTCTTGTATTGCTGGTAAAGCGATTGATATGCTTAAGAGTATTGTTGTAGAAATGCTTCAATCTGTAATTAATAATGTGGATCGTTTTGTGAGTTGTGCTGCTGATCAATTTGCAGGATCTTTATTAAACTCAATTATTGGAGTTCTTGAGAATTTAATGAGTGGTCCTTTAGATATGGTATCTAAGTTACTTCAATTCTTTTCTGATTTTAATGTTGGAAATTTAATGAGAGAGGCAATTGGAATATTTTCTGAATTTGGAATTGGATTTTCTTGTAATCAAAATTTTGATAAATTTGAAAGTCTTGTTAATGAATGGACAGTTGGAAATGGGGCATCTGGATCAACATCAACTTTAGCAAGTTCCATGATGAATACATATCAATCAATTCAAAATATTACTGATATTGTAAATTCTGGGGTTGATATTAAATCAGTTCAACAATGCTTCACCGATACCTTGCAGTTTGCAAGTCCACCAATAATCAATATTTTTGGTGGTGGAATTGGATCGGGTTGTACGGCAATTCCAATTTTTGGAAATCTTATAAAAAATTCAGATGGAATTATAACAGCAAGTGTTATTGGAGTTCAGGTAACTAATTCTGGTTCTGGATACACCTTTCCACCATTTGTTGAAATTGTAGATGATAATGATCAGGGATATGGTGCGGTTGCCAGATCAATTATAAATGAGAAAGGTGAAGTAACTTCGATTTACATTGTTTCTGAGGGTGAAAATTATTCTGTTGGAAATGTTGAAAATTATTCTGTTCTTAATGTATTAGTTGAAAATGGTGGAAGTGGATATAAGGATGCTATTGTGACTGATAATGTTGGAAATACTTATCAGTCACAAATTGTCGATGGTAGAATCTATCAGGTTACTCCCCTAAATAATATTATAGATACTCTTCCAGTTCTTACGGTCACATCAAATACTGGAAGTGGAGCAATTCTTCGTCCACTTTTAGGATCTCCAAAAATTTCTGAAACCATTCAAACATCTATAGATTGTCCAATATAAAATGGCAGAAAGAACTAAAAATATATTCAAAAGACAACTAATCAGTTTCAATCCAAACTTTAGAATTGATACTGCAAGTCCTCAAATGGGATTAAATGGAACTGATGTCTATAAAATTTATGGTGTAACAGATAGTGGTGATAATCAATCTTCTATTTCATTGAGTAGTGGTGGATTGATGAGCATTTATAATGATCATTCTCTTCAGATTTCAGGTGGAACAAAAAATGAAGAGGGAAGAGAAGATATTGTCATTATCGGTAATAATGGAAATGTATCGATATCTGCAAATGGTATGGTGAGAATTTATGCAACAAATATTATGATTGAGTCAGAAGAAGATATACATTTTAAGGCAGGTAGAAATATTAATATCAAATCTGGTTCTGGTCGTATTATGATAGATGGTCAGAGTATTGATGTGAAAGGGACGAGTGGAAATCTGCCATATTTACTTGGAAAAGGATTTACAAAGCAAATTTTTGAGGGTAGTTTTATTGGCATAGATTTAATTGATAATTTAATTGGTGATGTTATGGGTACAGTTGTTAATGCGGTTGTCGATGCAGTAACATAAGATGACAGAAATTAAGTATTACGGATTAGATTCTCATTTCAATGGAAATGCAACATTCAATAAAGATGTTAATATCAATGGCAATCTAAATTATGATTCTTTGACGATTAGAAATTTAACCGTTAAAGAACAATCAAATCTTGCAATTACTACGATAACAAGTTTATCAACACAAAACCTAAATGTTTCTGGAGTTGCAACAGCATTTGGTGGATTTATAAGTGTTGCTAATACTACTCCAATAACAATTTCATTGAGTGGAAATAGAGTCATGCTTAGTGCCGTTGGTATTGGATCAACTTCTTTCATACTCGCTTGACAAGGACGGCAAGACCCCCTATAATATCCAAGTAACGAACGGGCGATCCGAATGAATGTGAAAGAAGAATGTGTACTAGGAATCGTAATTGATGTATGCTCCCGATCTTTTCTTCTTCTAAGTGATCAAGGAAATGAGCGTATGGTAGAATGTGAAACTGTGGGTGAGTTTATGAATGTCCTTGAAGTTGTGACTGCAAATCTTGATCCTGAGCAAATTGAATACGCAGACCTTGCGGTTTCAGGCAATTGATGCTATAATATAAATATCGGAAATGGAAGTTTTCACAGTGGAAGAGTTTCAAGAAAGGTTTAATGAACTTATGGAACGAGTTGAAAATGGAGAAAGTTTAGGCATCATCAACGAAGATGGGCAGGCAGCAGTAATGATGCCTATAGATGATGAACTTATACGAATACACACTGAGTTAAACAACGAAGCACCTTGACAAAGAGTTCCAAATCCTCTATAATTGATTTGGGTTTATGGTCGTCAGAACAGGTGTTCAGAGGGGTCTTATAAACCCTTTGCCCCAGATTAGGGCCTTTGGCAGGGTTCGATACCCTGGGCGACTATTGCTATTCTTTATTTGCGAATAGCGAATGTAGGTCGTATAGTAATCTGTTCGAATTCAGCGGTTCCATAAATCGCCGAAGGTAGATTAGATTCCCACTGCGACCACTTGACTGTTAGAACTCTATGAGTTATTATGGTCTTATCGTCGGTATGGTGGAATCGGTAGACACACCAGACTTATGAAAATTGAGCCTCATTTAGGAAACTTTATGAGTGTAATTCCTCAAATTCGGTGAAACCTGTAAAATGGCAATACCGAGCGAAGTTGCAAGACAGTTGGAAAGACAACGGCTACCCAATGTGCTTCTAGAGAGGGTTGAAATTATCTAGAAAATGCAAAACGTGTAGAGACTAGACGGGGAACACCTAAACCGAAAGGTATGGTGAAGGTATAGTCCAGACCACAAACCGAAAGGGTAGTGAAAACTATAGTGGTACGAAAATC